CGAACCGGCACATATGGCCGCGACATGCAGCCGTAGCGCGCTTCGTCGGCCACATGGTCCTCTGCCTCTGTATCGAGGTCTTCCGGCCTGTCAGCGTCATGCTGCAGGATCGGGATGGTTCGAATGAAGTCAGTGCACGTAGAGAACACGAACATGCCTGGCCGTTCGCCGTCGCCCTTCATCCTTGCTCGCATCTGATCCCAGCCGCCGAGAGCGCCCATTTGGGACACTCGCTTGTTGTCAGCGCGGCGGAACAGCACCTTGTAATCGGTGGCCGCGCTCAGCCGCTCATGGATCGACGGGCCACCGTCTTCGGCGAATGCTGCGGGGTCGAGCACACCGTATGTGATCGTGTCGCCCTTCTCACGCTCCTGAATGCCGCGGCCAACCTCTTCGGCCGTCAGCTTCAAGCCCGTGTTCGGCTCCCCTGGCTTGCAGCCGTACCATTCGCGGTATCGGACCAGAGCGCCGCGAGGAATCTTGCCTGTCTCGGTCTGGTAGTCGTCTTGAGCGATGGCCCACCAACCAACAGAGAAAGGCCGAGCCGATCCCCAGTCCATAGACCGGAAGCGAATCCAGTCCGAAGGGACGGTGAAGGGCCGCACAATGTGCTTGCCCGTGTCCCAGCAATCGAAGAACGCACCTTCAACTGCATTCCAATCGCCATTGAGCCACGCTTTAACCAGCGCTTCAGAGCCGACGAGATACAGGTTGTTGATGTATTCCGGGTCGTTGTTCATCAGGAGCTTGTTGTCCTGAATGCGGCTCGGGATGAACACGTATCGGTGTGTCTTGCCATTCGGCAGCAAGCGAGATAGTGGCTGCATGCCCATCGGCGCCGGATCAATGTATCTCTGCTTGATCCAGCTCTGGCCAGCGCCACCAGGATTGCCCGTCATGATAAGCTGCGTCGGAACGCCCTTGGCAGAGCGTAGGATGGCGAACAGTCGATCGATGGGCTTCGGATCGGGATAGATGCCCGCCTCTTCTATGCACGCATCAGAGACGTTCTGGCCTTGATACTTGTCCGCGTCCTGCACCCGCTCCAATGGGCGGAAGCGAAGGCGACCACCGCCGGGAAACGTCCATGTCTTCTTCTGGTCGTTCCAGCCGGCGCCAATCTTGCCGTATATCTCCTTGCTCCGCTCGATCGCATCGTCGAGCATTGGCAGCTCACGACGGCAGAACAAGGCGTTGAACCCGGAGCCATACACGGACGCCTTAACCGCATACTTGCCCAGAACGCCATCAGTCTTGCCGCCACCGCGCGCGCCACCGAAGAATATCTCTCTGAAGGGGCAATCAATCAGCGCCTTCTGTGGGCCTTCCTGTGGCGACCAGGCAACCCTACGAAGCTGGATCTGATCCATGTTCTGACAGCCACTCTTTCTCGCTTACCGGCTTGGCGTTCACCACAAAATCAAGCGCCCCGGTGAGGTCAACGTCCAGCTTGTCGCCATAGACTTTCGGACGGAGCTTTGCGGCAACCCATTTGCGGGCATCTATCTGCAGCCGCCGATGCTCGATCATGTCCCCGGTCGAGGATTCGATCAGCTTCCCATCAGCGTCGTATTTCTCTTTTTTGCCCATCACTGGCGTGTTGGCGATGTCGACAATCTCATCAAAGAGTGCGTCAGCCTGGGCCTCGCGTGCGCGTGCGTATTGGTCACGGAACGCGTCGTTGGATGTCAACCACCTGAACACTGTCGGCCGCGATGGCATTGCATCATCACCGCAGATGGTTCGAAGGCTTTCTCCCCCCGCCAGACGATCGCAGATCGTGTCGGCGACCTCATCAGTGAAGCTTGTCGGCCTACCCTTGGCTTTAGCCATTGTCTTCCACTACCTTGAGCGTTCTGGTTACGCTGTATTCGCCATGAGGCTTTGCTGTGAATGCGTCGGAGGATTCGAAGTGAGCACCATCGGGAAGGCGGTCGCTTTGAGACTCTTGCCAATCGCTGAGACGAGGAGCAGCGACTTGGAGGGCCCAGTCCTCTGTCACAGTGTTGCCGCGAACTGTGATGGCGGCTTTGATCTCGTCGCCGACCTTGGCCTTATCCATTTTTACGGTACCTCACGCTCAAGACGATCCAACTGGCTTTCAGCTTCCCGCAGGACTTCGAGAGTGCGCTGCGCATCGCGCTTGAGGCTGTCGAATGCAGACTGGGCGGGGCTGTCCTTGCCATCGGAGCCGACTGCCTGAGGCGTGCAGCCACAAAGCCGATCAACCATGCTGGATACTCGAAATGCCAGCGATCGGGCGTCTTCGAGCGCTCGGCCCGCAACGCTCATTGACGTGGGGGCGGAAGATGCGCCGAGGGTGTCCGTGGCGGGACCAGTTCGGCCTCCGATAAGCCCCCCACTGCGAACTGCCTGCGCGTATTCACTGTCAGTATGCATCATGTTCAGTTCTCCGGTTGGGGTGTTACTTCCTTGGCAGCGCGAGCCACAGATCCTGGCCTGGTGGCTGGTACCCTTGGCATGACACGAGAGCAGCGAGGATTACCGCGCCAGCGACAACGGCAGCGATGATGAGGAGCGCCCGGTGGGTTTTCGACATGACGCTCCTCCTCGTTGTTACTTGCTGACCTTGTCGAGGGTCATGCTGTAGACGGCACCGGGCTCAAACTGCTCGATGGCGCCGGGATTAGTGATGGTCATGGAAAGCTCGCCCTGTGGCGTGTACTTCGACCAATCGCCGTTTCCTTCAGGCAGGCCATGCAGGTAGCCACCGAAGGCGGCGGCGAGCTTCACCTCGACACAGACCTGATCGGGCTGGCTGGTGGCGTGGTGGTTGATCTGCTTCACATAGAACATTGCTTGGACGGACATTCGTCTTCTCCTTTGTTGGTCCGGTACCGCCGGACACGGGTTTATCTCGCCTATGGGGCGGAGGGGTTAGACCGGGTAGCGGCGAGCGTCGTCGAGGACGAGCTGAACAACCGTGTCTGGTGGCAGCATGTCGACGCCGTTCATATGGCAAGCGTCGACGAAAAGCTGGGCTCGGCGGGTGATACGTGCCGGCGTCATCTGGTGAAGGAACTCCCGCAGCGAATAGCCTTCAAGCATCCAGATCTTGTTGCGAGCATTGTCGCGGGCGATCTTGCGGCCGAGTTCTTCATTGAAGTTCGCCGTGGATGCCGCAGCGCTTTCGCCGACAACCTGGAAGCCATTGCGCAGGGTGAGCGCGCAGACGGTCAACGTGGTGCCGGGGAAGACGTGATAGTCTTCCTTCACGATCTGGGCATCGATGTGCTCGGGCGTGAGGCGCGGGGCGTTGAGGCCCTTGCTCTGAATTTCGGATTCGATTGCTGCTTCATCTTTCGACATCGCCGTTCTTCCTCTTCGGGTTGGCGTTGGACGCGGATGATGTTGATTTCTTCGCCCTCGAAGGAGGAAGCAGAAATGAACATCGGGAGCAGAAGAGCCGGGACATGCCCAGCCCTTCGATTTAGTCATTCAGCTATCGGTGTCAGCCTGCGATGTCGGGATCGATATGCTGGTAGGCGGTGATCGGCGCAGAGGTGCTGGCAAAAGAATCGCTGCTGTCGGCGATGGAACTTCGCCCGCCGCCATCGCCCTCGACTGCTGGCATCAAGCTCGGCAGCATGGCAACGTCTTCATGGACGATAGCCATGGCCGGCGCCGGATATTCCTTGGCCGTCATGGGCTGCAGGATGGCACTGGCCTCGATCGGGACCGCGGCGGCGGCTGGCATCGCTGCGCAAAGACCGACCGCCATCATGGCGAGGCCCGCGCAGAGGAGACTTCGAACAATTCGCATGCTCTTTTCCTTTCTGCTTGGTTGAACGAGAAAGCCCGCCACGGCGAACCGGGCGGGCTGTGGTGGTTGCGGAGACAAGATTCGAACTTGCGACCTTCAGCTTATGAGGCTGACGAGCTTCCGGGCTGCTCTACTCCACGTGATCTTATGCGGCCTTGCTACCCCGACGCTTCCGATTGGCCTTCTCGATGCGCTTGATCAGCGCTGCGAGTTCCGGGCTATCGGGGTCATGGTAGGGCTTGGCGTCTGCCGGTAACCAGTGCGTTTCGCTCTTGGCTACAGGTGTTCTAACCTTATCCAAATCAGTAGATGAATTCGGCATCATTGGCGACACCCTAGACCAGTCTGGCTCGTGTAACGATTGAGAGAAATTAACTAGCGCGCTGGAAATGCTTTGGAACTCATTGTGAAGCCAGCGCTCGGCTGTCCTACGAATTCGCCCTGTTTTCTGGCAGTAGTCACGGAACGATCCGCCGACATGGGGCGCTGCGAGGCACATTGCCCACTTGCCGAGTATGATCCGCCGCTCTTCATCCGTCACGTATTCAAGCAGCCAACCGTACATGACTTCTTCGGCACGGGATATGGCGGCGGACGTTGGCCGGTACCGCAGCTTCACCTCCTTGTAGTCGAGGATGTGTTCTGGCCAGAAACCTTTCAGGGCTGCCGGACGCAAGCCGCGCACATCGACATGCAGCAGTGTGTCGGCCGCTTCGACGAACCGGGCCCGAACAATTAGGCTGGTGTCGGCGATCGATGCCGCTTGCTCGGATAGGTCAGACCGCAAGGCGCTGTTCTGGTTCATGCTGCATCTCCAAAAAGGTCACGATCGATGGTCTTGTCTAAGCGATATTCCAAGGCGATGTAGAGATAGGATCTCAAGGTAGCTTGCACCGGCCAGGGGCGGCGATTTACGGCCCGCCTGCGCAGTTCGTTGAGGTCCAAGGTATCGAGAGCGTCGAATAGCTCGGAAGCTCTCTCTGCCCAATCTGGGCGCTGTATGATGATGTCGCTCATGGCCCCTATGGTTTCACTCCAAAGAGCATCCCTGTTCGGCTTTGTCTGCTTGATGCAGCGGAGCGTGAAGATGAGGTGCCCGTCCCCATACTCGTTCCGAATTTCGTGCATCTTGCCTCTTGCATGGCTTTGCGCGGCCGCACGACGCCGATAGACCGGCACCAACTTGATGCCGAGACCGTCGAGGAGTGCGTCGAGCCTGCCTTTGCTCAATATTCCCCCTTCGCCAACCGGCCTTCCGTCATCGCATACTTGATGGTCGACTGGTTGACGCCGAGATACCGGGCTATTTCACCATACGACATGTCCGGAACCCGAGTAGCCAGGGCTATGATGCAGGAATGCCTTGCGGCTACAATGTCAGCCGCCTTGCGGGAATTGTTCTTGATGTGGTCCTTGGTGAGGTGCGGCCACTGCGTCAGAACGTCATCGACCACGATATCGGCAGCGGTCTCGCCCTTGGGAGGTGTGGCGACGGTCATCTTCGCCTTGCGCAATTCTCTGACAAGCCGGCTCTCAGCTTCCGCAGCAATTTCGATCTGCTGGCGCAGGTTGTCGATGATGGCCTGCTTCTGGTCCTGCATTTGCTCGTGGACGCGGATTGTGCGCTTGAGCGAGGCAATCTTGTCATCTCGCTCCTGAAGGGTCTCACGGGTCAGTTTGACGGGTGGGTCGATCAGTTTGGCCCGAATGGTCTGATACTGCTGAACTTGGTTCATGCCGATGCTCCCTTCGTCTCGACCGCTATTACGCGGCCGTTCTTGAACAGCTTGCGCTCTGCCGATGCGAACTTGGCTTGCTTCACATTCCCGCCCATGGATGAAATCCCGACGATCGGCGAGTTCAGATAGCCAAGCAGCGCATCCTTGGCGGCCTTGAGCGCTTCGGCTTCGGTCCCAAAGGTGATGTCGTGCCGGCCGTTGCGAAGAACTCTGTTCTCTGCCTCGTGGACACATCTATAGAATCCGATCCACCCGTGCGGGGTCTTGATGGCTCCGGCGTCGAATTTGTTCATGCGGATATCCTCCCCGAGGCTATCAGCCTCTCCATGATGTCGATCCGCTGGCCGATCCAACGCATGGCATTGCAGGCCATGGAATTGCCGAGAGCCTTGTAACGAGGGCCGTCAGGTGCGGTGTCCTTGCCGCGCCATGGAACGTTGGTGAAATTGTCGGGGAAGCCCTGTAGGCGCTCGCATTCGACGGGCATCAGACGGCGAACGGCCCACTCGGTTGCAACTGCGTTAGGACGCTTGGCTCGAAGGGCGTTGGCATGCCCCTCTGTAATTCCGAGCCCCGAACGTTCGCCGGCAGACCCTCCGGCCCCTTCCCCGCTACGGTCAAAGCAATCGCTATCGATGCCAAACGCGACAGTCGGTGGCGCACCAGTTTCTATCGTCGGTGCATGCTGTTCACAAAAGTTGAAGCCAGCGTCCCGGAGGCGAGGAATGCCATTCGCATCGAAGCTCGGATTCTTGGCTTCGCCGGAGCGAGACGCATCGCTACGAAGGCCGTATGCGACATAGGACGTTTGCTTCATCCCCGGTTCTGCTGCTAATGCTCCAACGGTCTGCCCGTCTCCTCCGAATAGCCTGACTTCATCCCGCGTATTTTGGGCGAACGCTATAGCCTGCGATTGCGGACTTCCTGATCCGAGAGCGCCAGACCTGTCCCAAGTAACCTCTGGATCCTCTCGCGAATTGAACGCGATAAGCATCGTTGCCGCGGTTTCCGCTCCCATACCGGGTTGGCGCTCGCCACCAGTCGAGTTCCCACCGGCCGGCAAGGTAGATGCGATTTCCGCAACAAAGGTCTCGACTTCAAAATCTTGGCGTTGACCATGGGCCGTCAGGGCCGTCGATACGTTGATCGGACCGGACAGGTTGCCGCCGCCGAAAGCTTGATGGATCAATCCGCCGTCGAGGTCGAAATCGGTCCCGAGTCCGCCACCGCCTGTAGGGTGGATCGCAATTGTGGGGGCAGCTCTTTGCCCCGCTTCTCGGCGCGGCGCAGAATCCCCGCGCATGCTTTCGGGCTCAAGTAATACCGCTGCGGCACGTCGCCAGTCTCCAAGATATCCGACAAGGAAGACACGGCGCCGTCGCTGTGGGACGGCACGAGCGAAGTCGTCCACTCGGATATATTGAGCGTCAAGAACCCGGTAGGCGAACCCATACCCGCATTCTTGAACGAAGCTGAGGAACGTGGCGAAGTCGGCGCTTTCGAGCCCGTCGTCGCCTTCGTCCGCTTCGTCTTGCTCATCATCCGTGTGAGAGGAAAGGACGCCGGGGACGTTTTCCCAGACGATCCAACGGGCGCGCAGGCGGCGAGCCAGTGCGAGATATTCGAGGGCGAGGTTGCCGCGCGGATCATCCAGTCCGAGACGCTTTCCTGCGACGGAGAATGATTGGCAAGGTGTTCCTCCGACCAAAAGGTCGATTGGACCTGCGTCGTCGCCGATCGTCGTGAAGTCGCCATGGTTGGGAATTCCGTTCTTTGCCAGCGGCTCGCCAGGCATGTTGCTTCCATAGTGGTGAGCGAGGACGGCAGAGGGGAAAGCCTCGATCTCGGAGAAGAAGGCAGGCGTCCAGCCAAGGGGATGCCAAGCCATGGTCGCGGCCTCGATGCCGCTGCATACTGATCCATATCGCATCAGAACAACTCCTTAGCGTTCTGCTGCGCCTTGTAATTCATGCCGTAGCTGGTGGAGTTGCCGTCCCATGCGATGTCGCGGCGGCGGGGAAACTCGCTCTCACGTGACAGGGAAAGCAGGATCTCGGCTTTTCCTTCCGTCTCATCCATCAGGGATTTCCAGACGGCCCAGTCGTTTGTTCCTTCCCCAGGCTCCATGCCGGCGAGGATCGGCCGCGGTTGGAAAGGAATGATCACCTGGTCGGCGTCCTTATCCATGTTGCCTATGAGGTCTCGATAGGTCGGCCGGCGATTGAGGACGGCGCGCAGTCGCTTCTCTAGGCTGCTACCCTGATATTCTTGGAATGCCGACTTCTTCAGGTGGGTGAGCGCGACCACGGGTATATCGAGATCCATGGCCAGATCCTTGAGCTTCGAGGTAGCAATCTGCCCCTGCTTGAATTCGTCCTCGTACTGCATCTTGCCTTCCCACTGGATCTTGCCGATGTGGTCGATGAAGACAGCGCCTATTCCATGGGAGCGCTTGAGGGACTTGGCCTTGCGCCCGATCTGGTCGAGCGTCATCTTGCGGCAGTCGATCTCGACGTGTTGCGACCGCTTGATCTCGATGCCAGCATCAAGAAGCATCTGGACTTCCTGATCAGATACTCGGCCGCGCTGCTGCTGGCGGGCCGATATACCGGTGCGGCGGGCCTGCTCTCGCATGATGATCTGCTTGACCGTCATTTCGCCGCTGTAGAGAAACACCGGATCCTTCTTGGCTATCTCGAACATGCACTGCATGGCCAATGCGGTTTTCCCCTGTTTCACGCCTCCGCCGATGATGATGAGCTGACCTTTCTGCCATGGGCCGGTGAGCTGCATGATTTCCGGAATGCCGGGATCCAGCCCTTCTGTCTTCTTGCCGCGAGACGCATCGTTGACAGCGTCGAAGGAACTGTCGATGGCATCCGCCAGGGAAAACGACGACTGCTCACCAGCGAGGCTTTGTGTGACTTCTGCCAGGCGCTGGCGAAGCACGGCTATGTCGTCGGGAATTTTCAGCTCATCCTCAAAGGATACCTGCCGCAGGTCATTGGCTATCGACTGAATGTCTCGGCGTGCTGACGCCGCTGTGATAGCCGCACACCAGTCAGGAATGCCGAGGTAGCCAACGGTATCGCCCATCAGGCGCGACATATACTGGGCAACGGTCATCCCACCGACTTGATGGTTCGGGAGCATGCTCTTGAGGGTAATCGGGCTGAACGACTTGCCTTGTCCGCGTAGTTCTATCATGGCGCTGAACATCTTGCCGTGCAGGTCTTCCTCGAAGAACCGAGCTTCGAAGCTGGTCGGCACCGCCTCGATGCAATCGTTCTTCATCAGGAGAGCGCCGAGCAGCGCTTGTTCAGCCTCAATTGCATCCGGCAGCACGGGTGAGCCGTGTATGTCTCTCATTTGGGCGTTCATGCTGCCACCGCCTCTCTAGCGAAGAAGCGCGGGCCGCCGACGTGCTGGGCATGGAAGCGGTGCCAGGCTGCGTTATCCTTGCCGGTGAACTTGGAGTCCTCGATCCACTTGACGCGGCCTACGCTGACGATGTGGCTGCACTGGTCGAGGAAAGGCAGAGCCTGCCGGGTGTGAATCCAATCTGCATCGAACAGAAGCCAAGTCGGCGCGATGTACTGGAACTCGACAATCATCTGGTGGAGGATTTCTCGGGTCCACGGTGGGTTTGTAATGATTGCGTCGAATTTGGCGAAGACGTGCTTCAGGTCGATCACCGCATCAAAGCCGTGCTCGATATCGTCCGAGAAGGTGCAGCGGAGTCCGTGACGCTCGAGCGCGGTGACAAGCTTGCCCTCGCCCACGCAAGGCTCTGCGAACGTGTGGATGCCGCGGAGATGTGGGAGAAGTGGAAGAACAGCCGGGGCCGGTGTCTGGTAGGCGTCGTTCTTGCGGCGCTCGAATTGTGATCTCTTACCCATTATGCCGCGCTCCCCTGAAACAGATCGGCCGGCGCGCGCTCGTTGCGCTGCTGCATGGCTGCGACGAGATCTCCGTCGAACAGCCGCATCCGTTTGAAGGCTTCGTGATAGTCTTCGTGAATTGGTGTCGAGTGAGACCAGCTATGAGCGATGCCAACGGCTTCCGCAGCATTGTGGTTTGTCGTCTTTTTCGGTGGGAGCGTGAAACCCTCGCGTTCACTTTTCTCGACCGCTGCCTTTTTCCAGTCGTTCTCGAATTTTGGGCGCCCAAGCTTGTCGAGCACATGCTCGCCATCCTTTTTCACTGGATTTTGCGGGGGAATGAACCCTTTGCCGTAATACGGCTTGCGCCAGGTGCCTGGGTTTATTGTGCAGATCGCTAGATTGGGATAGACGCCCACCAGCCCCATCGCCGCACCGATGCATGTCCAGCTCCAGATAATCCCGCTGATGCCGGTCCCTTGTGTGCTTTCTGATCCCTGCTCTATGACGACAAGATCGGGCTTGCCGTGCCTTTCTGCCCTGTTGCGCAGCGCACGGCCAACCTTCACGCCGTACCAGTAATACCCGCGCTTGATCTTATTTTCCCATACTTCGCAGTGAGCCGATGCTAGATTGCGCTTGGTATCCCATATGGCGAAACCACAGTTGGAAGATGGGTCTATGCCCCAGACGATCATACGCTTGCCCTCCGGAGATCAGCACCCGAGAGAACTCGCTCGATCGGCATGCCGCGGTTGATACGATTGCGAATGGTGGAAGGCGCTATGCCGGTCATGTCGGCCAGCTCGTCAACGCTGTAGGAGCCGCCCCGGAAGTCGATGCGCGCGAAATGGCGCTGCTTGCCGCGGGGCTCCATCGACTTGACGTCTATGCCCGCTAGGATCGTCTGCGTAAGGTTTTCATTCGCGACGGTTTCGATGATAGCGCGGGCGACAGCTCTGCCAGACACACCGAGCTTGGTGCCTTCTTTCTCAAGCTTCGCCGCTGTTTTAGAATTGATGATTGCCGACAGGGACATGGTTGCCTCTTGGAAAGAGATCCGGACATTCGCGTCCGGCAGGTGGGCGGCAATGGCTTGGGAGGAAGCAAGCCGCCAGGGAACTCAGTTGGGCTTGCCGGACGTGGTCACGGTCGAGAACGGATCAAAGCCAGGCTTGGCCGGGGGCTCTTCGTTCGTCATGGTCGCTTCGACCGCCTTCATGATTTCCGGCAGGTCGGTCTCGTATTCCGCTTTGCCGGCGTCGTAGGATTCGAGGAACAGCTTGTCATCGACGCTTGCCGCATCGAAGCCGGAGACGCGATCGAGGCCAAGCAGGCCAGCCTTGTAGCCCTTGGCGCGAACCATGGCTTCTTGATCGACACGATCGCCTTGTGCGAACAGATCGCCCTTGGTGGAGGGTATCAGTCCCAACCACTCCAGATTCTCCCTGTCAGACTTTAGCCGATCGACGGGCTTCTGATCGTCTTCGCCGAAGTGAGACTTCAGGTAGTGGTCGAATTTCTGGCCGGTGAAACTAGGCTCGGCGGCCTTGGCAAGCTTGCGGTTCGCAGTCTTGCGGCCGGCGCTCTCCCGTCTGATCGTCTCTTCCGCCAATTCCTTGCGGAAGTGGTATGCGAACAGCTTCTGGCGCTGATCGTCGGTCAACCTGTTTGCTCCGGCCGTCATTGGTCACCTTCCTTTGGTTGCGTTTTCCTTCGCAGCGCGAAGCTTCTCAGCCAGCGCTTTAACCTCGTCATCGATGTCTTGAAAAAGAGCATCCCCGTACCTCGCCTTGTCTGTCTCGACCTCCAGACGAAGCCGCTCGATGTGGCGTTCGCAGAGGTTGAGGTATCCCGCCCTAATGCGCCCGAAGACTGCCAAGCTGGGGGCCGTTTCGCCATTGATGATCCGGCGGAGAGCGCGGGCCTTGAGACCAACCTCCCGGCCAACTCGATCAAGAGCATTGAGCTGATCGCCTTGTCCTCGGCTTTCCAGCTCGACCATTTTCCGCGCATAACTTGCGCCGATCCCAGATGAAAACATGTCTACGGAACTCATAACTTTTGCCCTGTTTTCGTTTTTTCTAATTGTCTCGTCGTGGTTTGAAGTTTGTCTGATCACGGCCGCCTCGCCTGCTAGGTTTCTCCTTGTCAGGAAGGCGGCCGTGGGTATTTCGTCAGCCGTCTTTCGACAGCCAGTAATGATCGTCAGGCGTCCCACCGGATCGCATGGCCTTGGAAGCCAGAACCGGAAAGCGACTGATTGAGTTTGGAGAATGAGATGCAGAGCAAAGTGAAGGATCGGGCCGGATCAGTCCGCCAAGAGAGATTGGCCCGATTCATCAACGTTTGCGCCGAAATATGGTTTGGATATTCATCGCGGAGAGCCTTGGTGATCAGGGCCTCGCGGGTCGGTGATAGATAACCGGCGCTCGCCAACATCACCACCGCTCCATGTTCTGGTGGGCAATGTAACGGCCAACCATGACTGCAAGCGGCGCGACGACGAGGAGATAGCCGAAAGACGCGGCAATGATGGTTGCCATCACAGATCTCCTTCAGGGTCGTAAAAGATCGTCACCACGAGGCAGACGATGAAAACTCCGACAGACGCGAGGGCGGCGATCATTCCGATGTCCATGGTCATTTGCTCCCAGGTCTTGCCACCATCGCCCGGTCGTGACGGGTGTGGTGTTCAATTGCGTTCTTCGCCACGGCGTCCATGCCGGTTGAGAGCTTGCTCATGCGCCGCTTCCAACGTCGTCGAGGAAAACATGCTTGTGGGTGATGAGGTCGGACGCATGCGGTTCAACGTCAGTGACGTTCGCCAGTCGGGCATTGCCCTTCACTGCAGCGATTGCGCCTACGTCCGATTGGTGATTGGGATGGACCGGCACGACATATTCCTGCCATGCGATCGGCTGCTCTCCGGTCGCCAGACCGTCCCAAGCGCCGCGCTTTTCATTCCAACGGGTCACAGAGACCTTCTCGCACTTCGTGGCCAACCAGAGACGGCGGTCGAGAGGTGCGGAGGTGATGTCGTGGTTCCATGTCATGGCTTCGCCTCGATCATTGATGCCAACAGCATGGTCGATGGGCCGCTCGGCCGCTCGTATCCAAGCTCCCACCGGCAGACTGTTGCCTGCGCAACAGCGAAACGGCGCGCGAACTTTGCTTGGCTGAGGCCGAGCGACTTGCGAAGGGCCTTGATTTGATAAGCGCTTGGGAGATCGGGCCGCTCGACCAGAGCAGCAATAGGGGCGGACGTCGGAACATCATCCTGCGTCACATTCACCGTGAGGTTTTCACCACTGATGATGACGCGAGCGCCATTGATTTCGAGCTCAATGATCATGCCGCGGTCTCCGACAGAAAATCTTCCATCGTAACTTCGCCGTTAGTCGCAGCCTTGATCTTGGCGATCAGGTCGATCTGCGGCGTGCGTTCACGCCGGAGAATCCTCGTGATTGTGGACGGTGCCACGTCAATGCTGGCAGCAAATGCAACCGGCTTGATGTCGTTTGTTTTGAGATACTGTTCCAGCTTCATGTCGCGTAATTTGCCACATGGCACATATTTGTCAACTGGCAATTTGCCAATTGGCGCTGGAATTCTTTTCCACTTGGCAAATAGCTAGCGCATGGCAAATCAAATTCGCGAAATTCGCAAAGCAAAAGGCCTCACGCTTGAAGAGCTAGAGGAGAAATCCGGGGTGTCCTACACCTACCTGTCGCGTATCGAGGGCGGGAAACGCGGGCTCAGCTTGGAGAACCTGATCAAGATCGCACGGGCGCTTGAGGTTGAGCCTGGGGAACTCACGAACGAGTTCAATCACGATGATCTGGAGCGCGCCGCGGAAATGCCGATCCAGCAATCTCCGAAGGCCGCCGAAGGCGACATCGAAAACCTGACGATCGTTTCGGGGGCTGGTGGCGGCGGGATGCTTGACGTTCAGTATCGCGAAGATGGCGCGCTCGTCGATCCGGCAATGATGGATGGCTATTGGTCGTTTCCAGAGAGCGTCAAGGCTGGGTGGCGCAACCTCGATCGAGTGAAGGCGCTGCCGGTCGTTGGAGACAGCATGGAACCTACTTTGACGAAGGGCTCGACGGTTTTCATCGACACATCGCACACCTATCCGAATCCTGAGGATGTGTACGCTTGCGACGTCGGTGACGGGCTTGTGATCAAGCGCCTGAAGCTCGTTCCGCGTTCCGACAAGATCCTTGTCATCTCCGACAACACCGAGCGGTATGGGGCACCGGACGAGCTGCTACGTGAAGAGGTTCGGGTCTACGGGCGGGTGGTCGCCTGGTTCCAGTGGAGGGGTTGAATGCTTGCTTTTATGGGGTCTTGGCCGACGTGGCTGGTTTACGCTGTTGTTGGGGGAATTTGTGGGGCCGTGGGCGGGGCCCTTGGCAGCTTAGCGGGGAAACACCAGAAGCTTAGGACTATCCTAGTCGTCGTCGGCTTCGTGTCATCGAGATACGTTACCGAGTTACTGGTCTTGCCGCAGGTCGAAAACGACGTGGCAAATGCAGGCCTTCCGAAAGCTATCGACGATGTAACCACCCTTGAGAGGGTGGCAATGAGCGGGAAAGCAGTTCGCTATTTCTTCCGCCTCGACGACAAGGTTCCGTTCATGGAAGGGCCCGCGATGAAATCAGTTCTTGGCCCTAACTCGTGCACGTTTTGGAAACAGAAATTTCAGTCTGGGCAGTTCACCCTGGCGGTATATGATTACACCTTCAAAGATGGAAAATCATCCTTCACAATGGACCCATCCGACTGCCCTTGATGGGTAAGTCGCCACCATTCTAACAACTACCCTCAGAGCAAGTATCTTCTACAAGAGATAAACCTTTAGAAATTCAGCTTTATCTATTGGACCCGCAAATCTGCGACCCTACAGACCCGCAGATTTGCGACCCTAGCTGAAATCGAACGGCATTCTGATGTAGTAAACGTTCGGCTTCCGATGGTCCTTCACAACGATCATCACCCGCTCGTCGACCAGTTCGGCGATGGCTCGAATTACCTTGTCTTCCGATACCCCTAACCGCTTCGCAATCTGCTTCTGGGTGTACCAGCAGCATTGATCATAGCCGTTCATTTTTTTGGCCAGCCAGTAGCCGATCCTGAACGCGCGGTCTGATAGCGATTCCATCTCGCACACGTAGTCGAGCCATTTGCGGCGCTTCTCATAGAAGGCGGCCGCGCCTTCACCGTTGTCGTTTCTCTTCAGCATGTCCTCTTGTGCCACACGGCAAATAATTTTGCCAGATGGCATTTTGCCACTTGTCAATCTTTTTGCCAGATGGCATATTCATTCTCGTAGACAGCGACCACGAAGAAGCCCCGGCGGATCTGGATCGCGGTGAAACGCAGAGTGACAGTCACTCCGACATGGAGGCGGTCATGTGAACAGAAGCTCGCAGATAGCGGTGGGGCGCGAGCCTCGAACAACCCAACCGCCACACACCCCGCCGATCCCAACACAGTCGGATAAGCGGGTAGAGGAGATGGGAAGATGGCAACTCCATTCACGCCGTTCGTAGAATTCGCAGACATGGACGAGGACGAAGTCCTTGAATGGGCTGAGCAAGCCGTGAACGAGATTTTGCGCCTTCGAAAGTTCGAAGCTTTAATCGAATCGCTGGGGAACGTTCTGGATAAGAGCGCCTACTCTGAGCGGGAAATCGCCAGAGCTGCCAAAGAATTCATCTCGGCCTGAACCCCTTCGGCATCAGCCCTTCACTGCGGCTGATTTCGAATGTGTTCTCCAGATCGAAGGATGAGGGCAATGACCACGTATTTCGACAGCATCATCGAGGCAGCCCAGAAGGCCCGCGCTCAGTATTCGGTTCTCGGTCGCCAGTCTGACAACGCCGAAGTTCTCAAGGAGCTTTCGGTTGAACTGGTGACGGCGATTGCTGGCCTCGTCCACCGCGCAGGCGGCGACAACGATTATCTGGAGCCTTGGGTCGAAGGCGTGTCCGACGACATCGACCGGTGCTTCCTTTCCATGAACGCCAGACCTGTTGGCCACAGCGCCGCAGCTCGTCTTGAGCGTCACTTTTCCCAAGCCGCGGAGTAACCTAACGATGCATAGCGACGAGATCAAAAACTCCCTGTCACTCCTGGTCACGAAGATGCTTGCTAAAGGCGTCATCCGACCTGATGTCGCGCTTATCTGGAATGCAAACGCCGAACCTGCCTTGATGCTTCAAGAAGCTCGCGCCGGCGAAGCATACCTCCACGACACCCTCCATTACGGGGAAGGCAGCACCTTCGATGCTATCTTCTCGAGTTGTTTTTCTTTCATCGAAAAGCTTCCTTCGCCTGAAGAAAAGCGGATGAAGAATTTCATGAAGGCGGTTGCCACCGCAATTGAGGTAGGCCGCGCCAGCGACATCGATGTCGAGTTCCTGAACCCGCTTCAGGGCATGATGAAGAAGCTTTCGGACAATATCATCACGGACCAGCGTGCATCGGCAGGTGCAGCATGAGCCGTTGTGACCTCCGCACCTACCTTGAATGCGCCTGCCCTGCAGGTCGCTGCCACCAGCAGCCCCAGACACGCGCTCCGGTATCCACGCCCTCGCTTGGCGTGACCCTCTCCGCCGCAATCGTATGCGGCGCGATCATCGCTTTCATCGTCTTCGTATCGGTCCCGAGTGCCAAGGCCGAGTTCCACCGTCAAGCTCTCGAAAATCAGGAGAATATTTCTCATGTCTGAACAGTCAATCGGCGCCCTTGCGGCAAAAATCGTCAACCCGTGGGCTTGGTACCAGGCGGCGCTGAAGAATCCGGCTGCGATCGGCAAGACGCTGCTCATCCATGAGGATGAACCCCAGCAGGGATATTATCGGGCCAAGAACCGCGACAAGGCGTTCGAGCCGGTAGGGATCTTCTATCCAGAGGATTCGGATCAGCTCGTGGCCTACCGCAATGGCAAAGAGGTCATCCCCGATACGATCTGGACGTTCGCCTGCCGTCATCCCGTGACCTATCAGGCATACCTCGACGCTCTGGAAGGCAAGGGCTGGCCTGACGATGACAAGGTCGTGGCTGCCCAGATAGCATCCCCGGCGCCCGAGCCGACCGTCGGAGACAACTCCGGCGAAGTATCCGAAACTGAAACCATCGCCGATCAGATCGAAGCCGCGCTTGCCGGCATGAAGGCATACGAGACGATCACCGATGACAAGACGGCCGGTAAGGCGCTGTCGCTCCGCAATCGTCTGAACGAGCTTTCCCGCGATGCTGACAAGATCCGTACCCGCGAAAAGGAACCGCACCTAGAAGCTGGCAAGGCCGTCGATGCCAAGTGGCAGCCACTAGTGAAGAAGGCTAAGGCTGGCGCAGACACCGTGCGCGATGCGATCGGCGCATGGGAAACCGTCAAGCTGCAGCAACGCCGGGCTGAAGAGAAGCGGGTCGAAGACGAGCGCCGAGCCGAAGAGGCCCGCCTTGCCGCACTGCGCCCCGCCGACGCGCCTGACGGTGAGACTGCTGTTATGGAAGCCCCGAAGGTCGAAGTGCAGCCTGACGTCGCGCCTAGCACGGTTCGCGCCTCCTACGGCAAGGCGGCTAGCGTCTCGGCGAAGACCGTCGTCGACGAGGTCAAGGATTGGACCGAACTCGCGGTCTACATGTCCAGCCACAAGGAAGCACAAGATCTGCTTCTGAATCTGGCTCAGCGCGCGATCGATGCCGGTCGCACGGTACCGGGCATCACGACCAAAGAAATCGCGGCGGTGCGCTGATGTTGGTCCGTCTCTTCCTCATTCTCTTCACCCCGCCATTCATGGTCTGGGTGTTCCTCGCCGAACTGTGGAGCGAGGTGAAAAGCGCGCCTTGGTACGCCTGGATGGAATGCCGCATCGAATTCGACGCCGTGCGCCGCGCGTGGCGAACCAAAACCCTGAACATCAAGGATTGACCGATGACCGATTTGCTCACCACCGCACGCCTCGTCGCTGCCATCAAGTTCAAGTGGCAGAAGGGCGATGACACCAAGACCTATGACTACTTCGTTCCCCATGGCCTCGAACTGGCGCCAGGCGACAAGGTGATCGTCGAGACGACACGTGGCGAGAACACCGTCGAGGTCGTTGAGATCAAAACGGAATCTGAATTGGCCGCGAAGGCAATCCTTCGCCTAGCGCCGCCAGAGCCCGAAAAGGCGCCAGCTGGCGAAATGGATTTCTGATGACGAAGAGGACGTGGGAGCCCGGGCGCAAGTTGTCGCCGGTGGAAGCACTGACCGAAATCGCGCTCGGGCACCCCGTCTTCTACCGCCACAAATGGACGCACAACGGATGGGCGCGAGGCTGGCAGATCGCAATGGTGATCGGATCGGCAAACGGCGGCTTCATCTTCGAGGCTAAGAAAATTCAAGAGGTTGAGCAATGAACGCTATCACGAAGACTGAACCGCCCAAGGCGTCCCTGATCGCCACCATGGCCGCGAAGTTCAACATGGAGCCGAAGGCCTTCGAGGCCACGGTTCGCGCCACGGTCATGCCGGAGCGACACACCAACGAGCAGTTCGCAGCTTTGATGATGGTCGCCAAGGAATACGACCTGAACCCCTTGCTGAAGGAGATCTATGCCTTCCCGGCCAAGGGTGGCGGCATCGTGCCGATCGTCTCGATCGACGGATGGCTGAACCTGATGAACTCGCACCCAGCCTTCGACGGCTTGGAGACCGTGTTCGACGATGATGAGAACGGCAATCCGGTCTCGTGCACCTGCAGCATCTACCGCAAGGATCGAAGCCGGCCGATCGTCGTCACCGAATACCTTTCGGAGTGCTATCGCAACACGGACCCGTGGAAGATGAAGCGCCGGATGCTTCGCCATAAGACCGTCATCCAGTGCAACCGCTATGCGTTCGGCTTCTCGGGGATCTATGACGACGACGAAGGCGCCAAGATCGCCGAGATGCGCGACGTCTCGCCACAGAAGCCTCCGGCGCCGCCGGCACCCCCCGCCGAAGAGGTCGAGGCCGCCACCGACGTCATTGATGGTGAAATCGTCGAGCACGACGATCCGGCTGTCGAGGATATAGCGGAGGCCAATGGTTCCGTCATCGACGATACCGAGTTCTTCCAGATGCTCGAAGACGCCATGGCCATCGTTTCCGACACTGCCTCACTGGAGGAAGTCTGGACCGAGTTCGACCCGATGGCTCGCTTTGATGGCAAGTCGAATGGCGAAGTGAACCAGGGCATAGCCAAGGCGATCCGCAAGCGCGCTGAGAAGCGGATCGGCGGTGCGGCATGAACATCATCGGGGAAACCAAGGACGGCTACATCGTCCAAATGACCAAGGATGAGGCGGCGCAAGCGTCCGGTTACCACAGTTCCTATTCGAATGACTGGCGTCATCTTGGCGTCGGCATCGGAACCACGATCAAGTTCACAGCTGCGATCGGATACCACTCACAGATCCGCGAGTATCAGGACGCGGCGAAGAAGTCCGCCGGTATTCTTCGCGCCCTTGCTGAAATGATCGACGGTGGCCTGCCTGAGGTCGTCATCCCTGCAGTTCCAGAACAAGAAGGGAGTGCATCATGACCAAGGGTGATTTTCCAGCATTGAGGATGACGATCGATGGCGGCCGGCTTGTACCGGCTGGCCCTTTCGACGCCGAGCGCCTCAACAGCTATCGCCGCGGCACTGTCGTCTACGTCCGCTTCACTGAGGAGAAGGACCGAGTCCTCGTCCGCAAATGGTGGGCAATACTTGGCCTTGTGCTCAAGCAGTGCCAGACGCCATGGAAGAACAAGGACGAGGCCCACGAAGCCATCAAGCTCGCGCTCGGCATTGTGAACCTGTCGAAAACCGTCGGTGGCGACTACATGTCCTATCCGAAAAGCCTGGCGGACCTCGAAGACCCCGAGCTGCAAGAAGCGCTTGAGCAGATGACCGAGCTTCTCAGCCGCATGACCGGCGTGGATGTAGCCACCCTGAAGAAGGAAACGGCATCCATCACGGAAGAGCCTCACAATCACGAAACCGGCGAGATACTCGAAGGCGAGGTCTTGCTCCCAGAAACACCAGAATCCGACGTTGCGCCCTCTGCGTCGGATACCGCAGGCGCCGATGACACCACGGAAGCGCCTGCAGAGGAGACTGGCACCGCCCATGAGCCGGTCTCCTCTCCCGATCCCGATGCTTCGACCCCCGCCGAAGTGTCGGACAATGCCGGCGATCCTGCCTCATCCTCATCGGGATCGCCGGCAACTGAAACCGAACGGGACGTGTTGATCCGCTTTGCACGCGATGTCCTGCCTATGGCCGCCGATACGTCCGTCTCGCCCAGCGCTCTAAAGGCCGTCGAGAAGGAGTGGGCCGAGCAGATCAAAGCGTTGTCGCCGGCCGGCATTGAGCGGGCGCGCGCGATCAGCTCTTCGATGCGGAACGTGGCGAACACGCCGTCGAAGCTTGGGAAGGTCCTCGATCACTACGCCGAGATGCTCGAATGCTCTGTTGAAGATCTGGGAGGCTGATGTGACCAGATCAGTTGATGAATGGATCGGCCAGACCGATGACACCCGCGCCCCTCCGCGCGTCAGAGCCCGTATCTTCGACCGTGACAATAGCTGCCACCTATGCGGTCAGCCCATCCAGGTTGGCCAGAAATGGGATCTGGATCACGTCAAGGCGCTGATCAACGGCGGCGAGAACCGGGAAAACAACCTTCGGCCGTCGCACCGAAAATGCCACGTGGAAAAGACAGCGCGTGACCTCGCCGAGAAAGCCAAGGTCGTCGCCGTGCGCAAGAAGCATCTCGGCATCACCGCCGTGAAGCAGGCAATCCCAGGCCGCGGCTTTCCCAAATCCCCCAAGCCCCAGCGCGCTGAAAAGCGCCGAGTCCCGCAGCCTGCGCTGTTCGCGCCGATCGAGGAGACGAGATAGATGATCGAGGCCCGCACCCGCACGGTCTACTTCTCGCCCGCTGCTGGACGGCACTTCATGACGAAGCGCGCCGCCTTTCATGCAGATGCCATGAGCCGTCTCAAGGACCGGCACGAGCCGGAAAGCATCAGGGACGAACTTGTCGGCGGAAACCACCAGCAAACCATCTATTTCAGCGAAGAGCAGTGGGTCCGATTCCGCGAGGTTTCCGACCGCTATTACCGCCGGTTTGGCAAGGCCCGCCGTTCCACTCCCCACCAGAAAGGCAAGTGATATGAGCGAGAACATCCACTTGCGCGAAGCTCTGTCTTCTGTCCGACAGTCGGTGAAGAATGCCCGCGGCGCTATCGAGAGCAACCAAGTTGTCGACAAGGACGTCCATGGCACACTGACGCGGGTCATTGCTGCGATTGATGCGGTGCTGTCTGCCCCAGCGCCCCTTTCTAGGATGGAGGGCAGCGAATGACCAGAGCAGCACTCGTCAAGGAATCCGACCTTCACCGAATGGCTAAGATCGCCAAACGCGATGGCGTGCGGGTCGAGGTGGAAGTCAATGGGACAATCGTCCGTGTTTCCCCCGATATCCCCGATAATCACAGGCCGGCGCCGGTTGCGCGGTATGAGGGCTTTGACCTCTGATGGAGGATATGCCGCGCAAACCATTTCTCTCGCACGAGACCACACGACACGGAAAGAAAGCTTGGTACTTCAAGCGGAAGGGGAAGCGCGTCCGGCTGCCTGATGTTTATGGCACCGAGGAGTTCAATGCCGCCTATGAGAAAGCGCTGAGTGGCTCCGAAGTCGCGCCTCTGGTGCCCAAGGCCAAATCAGGCTCCCTGAAGTGGCTCGTCGGCCAATATAAGCGTAGCGCGGCATGGGCGGAGTTGGCGCCAGGCACTCGGCGCGCGAGGGACAACATCCTGAAAAAAGTTCTCGATGATCCCAAGAACGCCGATGGTCCCTTCGTCGATCTGACGAAAGCGAAGATCAAAGCCGGAGTCGACAAGCGCGCTGCCACCCCGAATGCAGCGAACAATTTCCTCAAGACCATGAGCCATTTGTTCAAGTGGGCGGTCGAGGCCGAGCATCTGGAAGTGAACCCAGTCATTGGCGTCAGCAAGACCAACGTCAAATCTGATGGATTTCACACATGGTCGATCGAGCAGGTCGAGCAATACCGGGCAAAGCACAAGCTTGGGACAAAGCCCAGACTGGCAATCGATATTCTGCTGTTCCTTGGCCTGCGCCGCGGCGACGCCGTCGTAGTTGGCCGGCAGCACCTAAAGGACGGGATAATCTCCCTCCGAACGGAAAAGACCAAACAGTGGGTCTACCTGCCTGTCTTCAAGCAACTGCTCGAATCGATCGAAGCAACGCCGACAGGAGATTTGGCTTTCCTTACGACAGAGCGCGGCAAGCCATTCAGTTCAGGAGCATCGTTTGGGAATTGGTTTGCCAAGCAGTGCAAAGCGGCAAAACTGCCGGATGAGTGCAGAGCCCACGGATTGCGGAAGGCTGGTGCGACGATAGCAGCCGACGAAGGCGCAACAGCGCATGAGCTGATGGCGATGTTCGGGTGGTCGCGCTTGGCGATGGCTGAGATTTATACGAAGGAAGCCGACAAGAAAAAGCTCGCGAGAGGCGCATCAGAACGCTTGTCGAACAGAATGTAGGTCGCACCTTCGGCCCTGTGTGGTCCCACCTTTAATGAAATCAATTACTTGTAGTATGGTTTGGCGACCCCTGCAGTTGTGCGAGAAGTGGCTGAAAACAATATCTTACAGTAAGGTGGGACTGAAAGGCGTCCCTTTGATATCATTGGGGAATTGAGATCGTTCGGTCTTACCATTGACGCCCTTCGGCTAATGCGGCCGGTCCATCCGCTCCCCGAGCTTGACGAGAACCGCGTCCAATCTGGTGTTCGCGCCCTTGATCTCGTCCTTCACCTCTCGAATATCCGAGCGCAGCTCTTCTCGCAGATCCCTCATCCGGGCTTCCACACGGGATATATGAGCATCAAGATCGACACGTTTCACGTACTCATCCCTCGTCTGGTTGATTCTGTGATGAAGTGCATTGTCTCCAGTCTCAATTCGATTGGAGATGTGTCTTGCATACCCGGCCACCAGAGCGATCAGGGAAAGCAGGAAGCCTAGTATCCACTTAACGTTCTCATCCATGCTTATGTTTCACCCTGTAAAGCGGAATAGAAAAGCCGCCCAGATCGAGCGGCTTGGATTGTTGAGCCATCACAAGATGATGGGGCGGTGGGGTGCTTATGAAGCGGAAGAGAGATGAAGCGGTCGAATACCGCCGTCCAACTCCGCAGGAGGAAGAAGAATTCCAAGACGAAGACGCATGGTGAAGACCATTCAAAACGACTGCAACAGCGTCTGGAACTGAGACTTGACGATCCCGGCGGAGAAAGTAGCGCCGGGCGTATTCGGGTGAATGCCGTCACCAGCGATGTAGGTCGCAAAGTTTCCTGAGTTGAAAATCTGGTCGTTTCCGTCCCACACCTTCATGCGGGAAGCGTCCTTCACGGCATTAAAGGCATTGAGGAATGCGGAGTTGTGCGCTGCATCGACGGGTGCGCCAGCCGTTTTAAAGCCAGTGAAACCGAGGATGATTGCATTCGGTTGATCGGCCATCAGTCGTGTGATGATCGTCTGCCAATTGGCCTGCACAGTCGCCACCGTCTGCGTGCCATCGTTGATGGTGTTGTAGATGATGACCAAGTCCATATCGGACCCGTTCTGCGTAAAGTCGCCAGCGAGCGCTCGCGACAGGAAAGACTGACCGGAGCTGACCGCAACAGCACCTTGACCGCCGCGACCCTGCAGGAACATGCCCGGCAGTCCCATCAGCTCGCGCAGGCGCACCGGGAACGTGTTGCAGTGGTCATAGTCGGAAGCATCGACATATCCCCCGGTCGTGATGGTGTAGAGGCCCTCTGTGTAACTGTCTCCGAAGATCATCGACTTCGGAAGCGCTGGCAGAGGAAGAGCGCTGATTGTGTCGATCGCAGCGACGTTGAAGCCTGCCACCACCTGGCCGCTGTCGATATAGAACTCGATGTCTCGAACGGCCTTGTTGGGGAAGGTGAACTTCCGATATCCGAATGTTCCTGACGTGTGATATATCGTCGGCAAGAACGCGCCGTTGACCTTGATTGTCATGGCACCGCCATCCGAACATACAAAGGCATCGAACGCCGTCGCATTGATGCGGAAGCGATACCCGCCGCCATTCCCTGTGCCGATCGTATAGTCGTTCGGGTTGTTCGCCTTGGCGACCGTGTAGGGAATGCCGTAGGCAGTCAGCGTTACAAAGGTCAGACCAAGCCGGGTCATGGCTGCGTCGAGCGGTTTCAATGTCGCCGTCTTGTCGGTCGCATTGTTCAGCGTCGAGTTCGCGAAGCCGGTCCCTTCCGAGTAGGTCGGGATGTCTGAGGATATCGGAACGGAACCACCGGCAGCCATCGCGGCAAGGATCGATTGGGCCTTCGCGCGGTAGGGTCCACCCCCACCGCCCTTATCCTGGGCGAAGGCAGTCCCAAGACCTATTCCAATTGCTAAAGGCATGAGACCCCCTTACCAGACAGCAACAAGGCCGGTCGCAGTCGTGCCGGTGGAGTAGATGCGGGAAACAGCGAGTGGCTGAAGGCCAGGTTGAACCGGGATTGTCACCGGCCCGCCGTTACCCGACATGATGACCGCGATGTTGCCGGCAACGCCGACATAGATTCCCCGCGTCACGAAAGTGAGATCGTTGGAATCGGATGGAGTGACCACGGCAGCATTGCGGGCTGGGCCAGTGTTGTTGATGACGTTCGGCATGTCGTCGCGTGCGGGCATGTCAGTTTCCTTTCAGCGTGGTTGCTTCACCCGGTCATAGAAACCGGCGCATCGTTCAGTTCGATCGTCTTGAGCGTCGGCCGCGAACTCCCACCGAAGTTGCGTGTTGCGCGGCTTTTCGGTCGCTTTCGGATAAACCCGCCCCATCTTGTCGCGGCACTCCGCCGGCAGATCTGGGAGGATGACAGCAGCCTGCACCTTGCCCTTGGTCTCAGCGGCTGCACTGAGGCGCTTTTGATCCGTGCTCACACAGCCAGCGATAATCCCGGTCAGCCCAAGTAGGGCTGTCAGTGTCGACATCTTCCGCAATGATCTTCTCCAGCTCGTCTTGCGCCAGCGCTGTGGCTCTCACAGCGGCCTCAGTGCGCTTTCGGTACTCTTCGGTGATCTGTGCCGCCTGATCGGCTCGGCGGCGCTCCTCGTTGAGCTGGGCGACCACCACGCCGTATTCGAAGGCAGTCACCATCTTGGCTGTGGCAAGACGCACCTGCTCGGCGGCGTAGGAGTGCGCCCTGCCCGTCGTCAGGTCGCCGATGATGGGAATGCTCGACAGGTATGGGATGCGGGACGCGCCGGGGATGCCCCAGTCGTAGATCCAGAGACCAAGGAAGGCCATGCCGCCGATACCGATGGTTCTCAGCAGCCAGGTGAAGAAGATGGTCATCAGTTCGGCCCCGTCTCGTTTGGATTGAAAGGCGTCGGCGGCGGGGTGTATGGTTCTGCCGTGGAAAAGCCGCCACCACCGTCATCGATGTCCGTCAGGAACCGGCGCTTGTTCTTGTCATCCCAGATCGCGCCGAAGACGTAGCTGCCGATGATCGCGGCGATGAGCGTCAACAGCGCGATCAGCGCCTGCTCAAGGATAGAATTGCTTGGAGCGATGAACCCGGCCACTGAGGCTGCGATGATGGCCTGAGCGTTCGCCATAGCCCACAACAGCACTCGGAACAGCCAGCGCCGGCGGATCGGCCAGTTGTCGCGCGTTAGTTCCTGGCTGAGGGCTGCCTTCTTCGCCTCCGCCATCAAGCGGCACCATGCAATGCGGCATGGAAACGCTTGGCGTAGCCGGCGACATCGTTCGCTCGATCGAGACCGTTGATGATCCGGCGGGCGCTGACCCAGTCGGAAGTCGTCGCGGTGAAGTAGTCGGCCAGCTTCTTGCCCGTGAAGAGACCGCGCGCCATTCCCTCGAACATTATCTTGACGGCTACGTCGTCGCGCATTGCGGCGTCTGGGTCACCGACAAGGTCAACGCCAGTCACCTTCCCGAAGGTGGTGTAGTTGCGGCGGCCGGTCAGCTGCACGAGGCCACGGCCAGCAAACCTGACGCCATCGCCCGACTGGGTATTGCCGAGATCAGCCGAGACCTTCGGACGCTGCCCCTTTGGGTCGTACATGCGGAAGAAGTAATCTGCCCCGCCGAGCTCGTGGATCGGCTGCATCGTGCGTGCCGTCTCGTGGAAGGCCGTCGCCAGCATGTAGGCCAGCCAGCGAGGATCAATCGCCCCTTGCCCTGCTTCGTTGAGGACGGCTTCCATGCCTTCAACCTGAGACTGCGAGAGCGAGCCGCCGAACAACGAGGTTCGCACGCTCGCAAAGAATTGCGATCGGTTCATGGATAGGCTCCAGTTGAAAACAGATTGGCTTTGTGGCTATTGTCCCGCCGCTGGGCCCACATGGTTCAGTGGGGCGTCGAAACCCCTCAGAGGCGGCAGGTGCTGCCGTTACAGCACTCTCCGGTCAATGGTCGGGGAGGCCCGCGCGTATGTTCAGGGGGCAACCCTAAAGGCGTGGGCGCTCTCCTCTGAGAGTTTCGAACTCCCCGGCTGTGACACCGGAGATGTAGAATGCTCTTCAGCAAGACCCCGAAGGATGGCCAGTGGCATCCGTACACCCCTTGGTTTCTCGTCCGCCTCGAAGGACGGAAGCTTTCAGACGCGCATGGCAAGATCTGGCGCCGTTGGAAGCCCGGCGCTCTCGCTTGGGAGTACAAGCAGGAACCCGAAACCGCCGAAGACATGCTAGAGCGGCAGGCGTACTAGAGCAACGGGTCGATGACCTTGAACAGATAGTCACCGATCCAGAAATACATGATGTAGTTCGGGTGAATGCCGTCGCTCAAATGCGCTGCCCATTGGGGATAGTAGCCAGTGATCTGCCCATAGTTGTCCATGATCTTCAGACCAGCGATCGTTTTCACCCGCAATACGAACTCTGCCACGATCGAAGCATGAGCCTCATTGAGCGGATTGGGCGTCTCGTAGACAAAGACCTTCCCCTGCCCCTCAACATTGGTTTTCAGCGATTGGACCCAGCTTGCGAACGTCCAGCCGTTTAGGCCGGCAATGAACGCATCATTGATGCCCCAGTTGGCCACGACAATATCGTCACCCTTGGCCGCTACGTGCTGGCAGACATTGCCCTCAGGGAACATGTTCGTCGTGAGTGCGCCTTGAAGGGTGGATCCGCCGATGCCGTAGTTACGGACGGTGTGGCAGCCCTGCCCGTATTTGTTGTCGAGCATCATTTGCAAGATTTTGGCAGGCGTCCACGCGCAAACGCTTGGCACGCCGCCATAGACAGAAACACCACATTGGGTGCTGTCTCCGTAAAGACCGATTTTCATGAGATCAGTAATCCAATTCTGCCGTGAAGCCGGCCGCGTTGCTCGATCCGGTGAAAGTAGCCGTCGCAACCGCCGCAGCTTGAAGCGCATGCAGGAAGTGGAAGCCCACACCGGGGAACCCGGAGAACTCGCTGCCGACCATGACATTTAGGTTGGCGCCTGCATTCGTCGCGCCTCGGGGGATAACGGCGCGGGGTGTGAATGCCGATGTGCTATCCAAACCGAACCCGACGCTTGCACCGCCGCCAGAGCCGCTTGCTGCCATCACAAGAAGGTGTGCTTCGACCCTGTCACCAGGCATGGAGCGGATGAAGCTTGCGCGGTTGTTGTTCGATGCATTGAGGGCCGCAGGACCGCCAGCCACCTGTGTCCAGCTTGCCGTGGTATCTGCGACGAAGACGGATGCCGGAACGCGGTTGTAGACATTGTCGATGCCGATGAAAGCAGGATCACCACCAGCGGCCGCACTTCCGAACTTCATTTGGCTTTGGCCGGTGGCGCTGGTGTAGATCGTGCCGAGAAGACGACGTGTCGCATCTCCAGACTTGACCGGCACGCCATCCTGAAACGCGATGGCCGTTGCCCGGGTCGTGTCGTTCGTCCAGATCAATGCTTCGAGCGCCAGCGTTCCGGCATTGTCGTAAGCGAAGATGTCGTAAGGCTTGCCGGTGGTGAAGCCAGAGAGAGACAAAGCCGTCTCTACGAACTCCCTGATGATCCATGCCCCACCAACATAGAGCGCAATGTCATTGCCTCGAAACGGCGTCCAGAAGACGCTTGTCTTGGCAAGCTGGTCGGTGGTCGAGATCGGGACGCCGCTTTCGAACGTCAGTCGGCCGTTTGCCAAGCTTTTGATGAGCGCTAGGCTTGCCGTAGACATGCTGCCCAGGCCCAATGTCGCACGAGCGGTTGCCGCATCTGCGTCGTCTAGCAGAGTGCGGGCGAAGGCAGACAGATCGGTGACCGCATAGGTATCAAGCGCGGTCGTGTAGATCATCTTGTTGGCGGCAGTCGTGAGCCCAGCGATCGACAGCAGACTAGCATCGAAAGCCTGAACGTTCGTTCCTATCGTCAGGCCGATATTGGCGCGGGCAGTCGCCGCCGTTGCCGTCAGTTCCGACAGGTTGTTGGCCGTGCGCAGAAGGCCGAGATCCGGCATAGCGGCAAACACGTCGTTGAACGACATGCGAACGTACATGTCCTGGTCTTCTTGCCAGACGAGGAAGAAGGCGTCGTCGGGATTGATCACCGCAGGAACCTGCGTCATGGCGCCATAGTCCGGCACGATGACAAGATCGGGGCTGCCTGCCGTCCGGATGACTTTGATACCGTTAGAACCGCTGATGCGGGCCGGGAAACGGGGCAGGACGCGTAAGCTTATGGTCATGAGCGAACTACTCCGTCTACGATCGGCAGAGAGCCAATCAGCTCTTGTTCCGTGATGTCATCCCGCTCGACGGTGATACCTATCTGATATGTCGCGGCGCAAAGATTGGACATCTGAGACTTGGTGAAATGCCACTGAATGATGCCGTTGCCCTGAATCGCGATAGTGCCGTCTTCCGTGGTTCCGGAGAGAACCCGGCAGCATGAGGGAAGCTGGCGCACCTCGATAGCGACAGTCACGCCGGTTAGATCGGTAATGACCTCGCCGGTATCGTCATCGATCAGTTCGATGGTTTCGATCCAGTCAGCGCGGTTCGATACTCTGGGAAAATTCGTGATGTTCATGATCAGAGCTTCATATAGAGGGTACGGGCCGCGGAAGGCTGCAGGTTGTTGTGCGCACCACCGCCACCTGTCGGAAGGGTTGGGCTGAGACCAGAGATCACAGCAACAGCACCGCCAGAAGCGCCACCCGTCACATTTCCGGCGGTCAGGTGATCATGCGATGGCATCTCAGCGATTGTCAGCGTGTGGGTCTTTTCGCCGCCAATCCAGCCGATAGTGGTTGCTTCGGAGACGACACCCGCAGCAATGTTGCCCATGGTATCGAGACCAATGGCCGCGCGACCGCGCATGTCGGGAAGCGTCAACTGCTTGTTCGCCGACCAATCCGCCGCAGATGAGGCGCCGCGACCGCCGACCACGACAAGGGTTGTGTCCTTGTTCCAAAGGTATTCGAACAACGCCTGCGTGTCCGAGTTTGCGCGCTCCGCAGCCCCCGACGTTGCGGATCCGATGGTTCTGCCGTTTTCCCGCACCCATCCAGAGATCGAATCTACGTCATAGCGCCATTTTTCGTCGCCGGTCTTGGCGAGCGCATCCGGATTAACCGGAACTGGTGGATCACCTCCGCCCCCATCAGACGGGCCAATGATCGGAATGCCGTCGATATCGTATTGCGTGACACCCTGAGACGAGACAACGCGCACCCGAAAGAAGTTATCGGCCTCATCAAGGTAGACCGCCGGCCACCGCCCGTTTCCATCGCTGACGACCGGGTTCGGCAGGGCATTGACCGCCCCGAGCGTAAACGAACCGTAGACCGTCATCGGCGTGGTTGTCGCTGCGAGGTAGAAATAAGCCTTCGCGCCGACCATTGGCCTGCCGTTCAGGTCAAGGATCTGCGATTGGCTTTGAATCCAAATTCCAGCCATATTCACTTCCTGCGCGAGTTCGTGCATGGTGGCGCAACGCCAGCATGGGGATGAGGATGAAGTTTTCGCTTGTGGTTGCAGTCTTGTCGGTGTGCCTCGCTGGTTGCGAAACAGCGCCTAAATCAGACACTGAAGCCGCACTTCGCCTGATGCAAAGCAAAGACCCTGTCATTCGAGAAGTTGGGTTCTTGAAAGTGGCTGAAAAGCTTGATGTCATGCCGCAGCAAAAGCGCAGAGAAATCATTGCCGAGATGCTGCGTATTCCTAGCCTACGGACGGCTGGGCTCCGGTACTTCTATGCGGAATACGGGATAACCCCAGCAAACTATCCTGGAAACTGCCCGACTGATTATAATATCGACGCTGCGGGGCATAGTTGCGGTCACAGGAGCGCCATGTCTCGCCCAGGTGGTTATTGATCGCCGTTCTGAGCTCCGAGCATAAGCATCCGCAAGAATGACGCCTCACGAGTAGGCGCCACAGCCTCACGGCCGACGGTGCGCTGCATCTCCTCATAGAGCGGGGATCGCATGCGGGTTGCTTGGTTGACGGCGGCAAGCGCCCGCTCAGTCATCGCGTTTGAAGCTTGCTTCGCCGCTGCGCCGACTGCCGGGAGGGCAACACCCGCTGCAGTCATCATGGGAGATCCGGCCGCCAAGCCAGGAGCAGCGCCGATCGCGCCTGTTACCGCGGCGCCAAGCCCGCCGCCACCGCCCAGCAGATTGCCAACGTAACGGGTTAGGTTTTGTCCGATCGTTCCACGCGCAACGGCTCGGATCGCTCCCAGCTCGTTGTCGGTAAATCCAGAACTGAGTTTGGGGCTGGCGAGGATAGAGGCGGCGCGCTGTCGAATGGAATTTCCGATGTTTTGACCGGAGTTACTGGCCCCTGCGCGGTCTTCGGCTGCTGTAACGAGGCCGTCAAGTTGCTCCGCGCGTTTACTAGCCGCATAATCTCCTCTAGCCGTTCTGGCGAGTTTTCCCGCTTGAGCCGCCGCCTCTTCAGAGCCGGGAAGCACGCTTCCAGCAGTCGGCGAAGAAAGAAACTCATCAATGGCTCCGCGTGCGAACTTACCGGCATTTCTGTCGCTCGGGTTTGCGAAGTCCTGTCCGATTTCACCGAACGTTCGACGGATGGTCTCGATGTCGGAACTTGTCGCGAAGCTGCCTTCTGGGGGAGATTGGAGCTCCCGGAGGTTTGCGAAGGTTTTGGGGGCGACTTTTTCATTGATGCCTTGTTGCTCAAGCGTGCGCTGTACCTTCGCAGCAATATCAGAAACCGCCTGCGATGAATACTGAGCATCAAGGCCGCGCAGGTTCTCATAGCCTTGGGAGCTGGCTGCTTTCAACTCCTGCGCGGTCGGAGGGGCAACTTTCAAGTCTCGGAATGCAGCCTTCGCGCCCGGTATGATTGCCTCACCTGCCCGTAGGCCGGGGGCCATAGGTGTGACGCCGGTAGCGAACTCAAGGCTGCGGCCGATCGCTTCCGGCGTTACGTTCCCGTCCGGCCCCATTACCTGCAGGTCGCCGCTCATCGCATCGCCGGGCGCCGTCACGATGCTCTTGGCACCCTCGTACACGCTCTTGATAGCGTCAGGGATACCAGTAATCACCTTTGGAGCGGCGAACTCAATACTGCCAGTCTCCTTGTTTTTCGCGAGAGGCAAAAGCATCGATCGATCGAGGTTGTCCTCCTCGCTCGCGGGCTGCGCCTGCTGAGCCCGAAGGCGAGCACTTGCTAGTGCAATCGCCTTCTGCTGATCGAGGCTCATTTCTCCCATAGCTTTTTCTCCTCTGGGGTCATAACAGACCAGACCGCGGGGTCGATGCCCTCTGGCGCAGTAGTCTGCTGCCCTGCGGGTTTCGGAGCTTCCTTGAAGCCCTTGACCGCATCGCGGTATCCAGAAAGCGGGTTTGGCAGATCGCGCAAGCGCTTGCGACCTTCCGCTGGTGTGATCGACCGATCCGATACCGCGTCAGCGATTTCGCCCTGCTTTGTCTGATAGTCGTTAATCGCCCGGATGGTCTGGATGATCAGGCCGTTACCGCCTGGCTGGTTGATGACCCGAGGCAGCGAGTTGCGGAACATCGCAATATCGCCATCTGACATGGTACCAGATCCCGGCGCACGCTGTTCTGGCACCATCTTCTCGATGAGCGCCCGCGTAGCCTGGATGTTGTCGAGGCCATCGGTATTCACGCCAATATCGCCCAGCCACTGCTTGACGGCGCCTTCAGCCCCCTGCGGCGTGTTGGCCAGAAGGGATTCGAGGCGGTCAACCTGACCAGCGTTGGCGCGGGCTGTTATGCCCTGCTCACCGATCGTCGCGAAGTTTTCAGCGTTCTTCTGGTCGAGCTTTTCATAGAACTTGTCGCCCTCACCCGTGTTGACGTTGACTGACGTGCCGGGAACCTTGACCTTTTCCCAGTCGGCATATGAACCCTTGAACCCGTTCTGCTGGGCAAGCTGGTACTCCTGAAAGCTGGCCGGTGTCTTCGGCTTGCCTTCATAGATCACCTCACCGTTGCTGCGCTTGACGAGGTTATCACCGACAACAGTTGCATCTTCGTTCGGCTTGGCGAAGTTGCCCAACCGCTCGACAGCGCCCGTCTGCTGGTTTGCTCGAGCTAGCGTACCATCCGGCAGGTTGACGAACTGCCACGGCTCTGCCGGGTTCTGGCCCTTGACGTTCGCTGCCCAAAGCTGAAGGCCAGCCTCCCGCAAATTCGGATCCCTGAGCATGAACTTGATGGTTTCCTGGTCTACGCCGCCGCGCTGAACGGGCGTGATGCCGGGGGCGATAATGTTGCCGCCCTGCTGTGCCTGTTGCATGGGAGCCTGCGCAGGGGCTGGCTGTGGTGCGGGTGCGGGTGCGGGCTGCTGCTGCGGGGCAGCGGCTACCTGCGGCGTTGGTTGCTGAACGATCTGAGCCGGATCGTTCGCACGCATGGCGCCTGCCCAGCCCGGCATCGGAATGCCGATAGATGGATCATTGCTTGCCACGACATTGCCGGGAGCGCGCTGCGCTGGGGCTGCCGGCTGTTCAGTCGGCGCGGACTGTGGCGCTGCTGGCGCGCCCTGCCCGTCGCGGAATTCCTGAGCATAATAGTTCTGCGTCAGCGCACGACGGCGAGCAGCTTCGCCGCGGGTTGGATCATCGTGACCAGCAAACGCCCACGCACCTGCCATGATGTCGGCTGCCTGCTCTGGGGACTGTGCTGAGTTTAGCCGATCGATGAGGCTTGGATCTTCAGCAAGGAAGAACTCGGCCTGTGTCGATGGCGATCCATTGCCCTGCTCACCCTTGGTGGAAGCATAGTTCTGAAGGTTCCGGAGACGATCAGCGCGCCACGACAGAATGCCGCCTGACGTGCCGGACTGACCAGATTGCGAAGGATCGGACCAAGTCGCGTTCGCCTTGTCACCAGACCATCCGCTTTCCGATCGGCCGGTGGCGGCAACGGCGGCCAGCGCATACGGGTTGGTGATCTTCTGCTTCACCGTGTCGATGAATGGCGCATAGGTGCTGCCCTGCGCAGGCCCACGAGATACCGGCCCTACAGAAGCCGTCATTGGCGCTTCTGGCGCTTGCTGCCCACCACCAACCAGTCGAGACAGGAAGCCCGTCTGCTGAGGCTGTGCGGGCGCGGAGCCGCCTATACGATCGGCAAGAGCGTTATACGACTTGCGAGTTCCCGCTTCCGTGACTGCATCGCCCAAGGAACCAGCGATCCCATCAAGCCACGACATATCCCGCTTGGGAATAGATACGCCGGGGACGAGGAGACTTGCGATTTGCGCCATTAGAAAAGACCTCCGGAAGCTGCCTTCGTCGCCAGCCCGACGCCACCCTTGAGCAGACCGCCAAGGAAGCTGCCCTTGGCTGCCGTCTGCTGCTCTTTCGCCTGTGCAATCTGGTTGTTCTGGCCCATGATGCCCTGAAGGACGCCGCTCTCGATGCCGAGGCGCGTGCCGTTCGAATCCTGAATGAGACCGGCAGAGTTGTTATAGCCCTGCTGCTGCTGACCGGCAGCCCCGAGCCCGACCTGAGATTGACCATTGAGACGATCAAGCCACGAACCGAACTCCTGATCGGCTAGGCCGTTGCCTCTGTCTTGCAGGGCAGCAAGGGTGTTGCCGCTGGCGATATTGCCACCCGCGGAAGCGCCACGAAGAGCCGCCTGCAAGCTTTGATCAACTGCGAACTGATAGCCTGGGCCAGCCTGAAAGGCGCCGGTCGCAGCTTCATTTCCAGCCGCACCATTAAGCCCGAGCGCGTTGGAATACATGCCGTTGGCGGCCTTGCCGGAATCCACCCAAGGCTGAAAATTGATGATGCCGCGGTCAAGTTGGAGCTGCGACCGGTTTTCAGCCGTATCGTTAAGCAGGTTGGCGTTTGTCTGGAACCCGTTGATAAGGTTCTTGTTGTCTGCCGCCGCGCTCATCGTGGCTTTGCCAACGTCGCTGCCGGTCAAGGCGCTCAAAAAGCCCATTATAATCCTCCGGTGTCGAGACGTTTTTCGATCTCGCGGATGTGCTGATCGAGGCGTTGAAGATAGAGATACCAATCCTTGTTAGGGCGACCGGTGACGGTATCGGTCATCCGCTGGATTGGCGGCGGCAGAGGCGGAAGCGGTGTGAGAGTGCTCGCCATCAGTTCACTCTCCCTGCTGCGTCCATCGTGCCCGAGAGCACCGAGGCATAGACCGGATCGGATATATCGATCTTCCAGACACGCCCGTATCGGCTGCTCATCCCGGCCCGGTTGATTGTCACTGGCGTCTTGTGCTTCGCCAGACGGCCAAGCGAGCGCTTGAGAGGCGTACCGAAGGTGTTGCCGCCATCGTCAGACCACGAAATCAGGCAGACAGGATCGGTCTCGATCGGTTCCTCACCGGCTGCCTTGCCCTGACCCACGATGATATCGAAGTCGGCGCGGGCTACAGCGATGCGGTTCGGGAAGCCCACGGCTGGTAGCGATATCGCGCTCATGACAAGCGGAGCGCCGCCTTCCGTCTGCTCGTTCGGGTCCAACAGCCACACCTTGTCCGTCAGCCGGTCACCGATCACCCAGCCGCCGAACGCCTGCACAGAGCAAACCCCGCGCCAGTGGTTGTCTAGGTAGCTTGCCCGCTCATGCCACAGGCCTGTTCCGAGTTCGTATTCCCAGGAGAAGTTGGGCCCGGTGACCGTTGCCCACTGGTGGCCCTCTGTGATCGCCACAGTAACGTCGATCAGCGTCTTGTCGGTTGTGTTGGCTATCAGCCGATCGAGATCCGGTGAGGAAATCTTCGTGGGCTGGTACCCACCATCAAGGCGATAGACGCCGTTGTCATCACTGACGAAGATCAGAGCCGAGAAGCCGTATTCGTTGCCGGCAATAGCAAAGCTGGAAAGGATACCGCGAGGAATAACCGCAGCGCGAGAGAAAGGTGATCCCGTCGCATTGCCTGCGTTCTGCCATACCTCTATTGCTGATGGCCCCGGAAGGTACAGAAGCTCACCGAACGCGACCGCGCGATAAAGGCCACCCGTGTGGCTTTCTGCCTTTCCGAAATCGAGAGCCGAGACCGTCGTGTCGTTGACGCCCGATACAAAGTACCTCCCGTCGCGGATTGGCCAGATGAAATAACCATCCATGAAGTCAACCGTCAGCGCCTGCGGTAGATCGCCGTCGCCAAGGCTTGTCGGCGCCGATGCGTCATGAACCACATACGTGTCATTCTCGGTCGTGCAGAGGATGTCGGGAACGGGTGACTTGTTGTTGCGCGCGAACGTGACGCGGCCAGTACCAGCCAGGGCACCGAGATCCGTCACTATGAAGAAAGCACCGGACATGGTGACTTTCACCAGCCGGTCTGCCTGCGCAACGTAGAGAGTACCGTTGTAGTGGTGCAGCCCACGGCAACCAATGATCCCGGTTGAGGCGAGCGAGGTCAGGCCCGGTACGCGGCGACGGGCGAACGGAGAACGGGCGCCATCGTCAAGCTTCTCGGCATATGCGTTGATGAGACGGCCAGCGCCTTCACCTGGCCGTGCTCCCGGCGAGGTGCTGTTTGGGAAAATGATGTCGGCCATATCAGAAATAATCTACAGCCAGAGTGGAACCGGGGACGTAGGTGCTAGGCTTCATCGAGAGCAGCGTTGCCTCTGCAGCCAGCCGCCTGCCCTCGTCACGAGCCTGCCCATATCTCGGAGCGGCAGTGTTGGCGAGGATGACTGAGAGCGGATCAATAACCGCATCCGCGAATTCCTCCCGATCATCGACATAGAGGATCTCGCGCGCTGCCAGCTCATCGAGCTTGCCGTCTATGATGGCCTCGATCTGCGCAACGTCTTCGGCTTCAGGGCTTTGCCCAGCGCCGCCGTCTGCCTGCAAAAGGGTTAGGGTGGCGGTAATGAGGTCTGTGCGAGTTTTCATCACCGCCACTCCTGTTGTTAATCGAGCAGTTCGATCTTGTCCTCAGGGGACAGGGCATTGAAGGCGTCAGCGTCAGCCTTGTTCAGGCCTTCCTTCAGAACTTCATCGCCCTTCTTGATGACGAACCGTCCGCCGGCAATGTGAACCGCCTTGAGCGCGTTCGGGTCGGCTTCTGGCTTGGTGGCCTTCTGAGCCGCCGGCTTGGCTGGCTCGGAACTCTTCTCAGCTTTTACAGCCTTGAAGAACGGATTGCCGCGGAGGATTTCGATTGCCTTCTCGTCGGTGACTTCGGAAGGCTTACCGTCCGCGAACTGGACGCCGAACTGCTCGGTTTTGTCCGATACACCCGGCTCCGGGTGATAGGAGAACTTCGTCATTTTCAGCGTCCTTTAGTTCGGGTTGATAAACGCGAGCACAAGCTCCGCATCGCCTGTGGTGGCGGCCGTGCCAGTCACGTCGATGGTGAACAGGACGTCGGTGTCAACCGTGACCTTGTGGCCAACAGCAACGGCCATCGGCGCAAAGCCGAGTGCCGCCATGGAGACGTTAAGGCCGTATTTGGAGACAGCGCCGGCAATACCAATCTGCACGCGGTTGTTGGTGCCGGCATTGTAGACGGTCTGGACATCGACGCCTGAGATCGGGGCGAGGATGATAGACCCGGCTGGGATGCGGAAGGTGAAGGTGGTAGTCGTGTCCGAAAACTGCACCCGCTTGCGGAAATACTGCACGTTCTGATAGCCGGCGTCACGCGCTGGCGTCTGGTTGTTCAGTGGCATCGTCGTGCCCTTTCGTGAACGAGGGGAAAGGAAAGGGCGACTTAAAGCCGCCCTATCACTCATCAGGTGTCGAGAGCGGCGCTCACGAAGCCAGTGACAACGCCCCACTGCTTGAGCGCAGTGCCGTCCATCGGATGCTTCTTGAACATCTTCGATGCACCGTAGGCCATTTCAGTGCCGACGCCCTGAATGAAGCCATAGTCGTCTTCCTTGCGGAAGGTTGGCTTGGCCATCTGGCCCCAGCCCAGGACCGCTGCCTGCTGCCCGCAGAGGAAGACAGGTTCGACGCGAGAAGCCGATCCGCCGGCCGTGGTCAGTGTGGTCCACACCTGAGTGACGTACTGCGATATTTCCGGGATCTCACGGATGATCACGCCCTGATAAATCAGATCGCCATCCTGGAAGATCGGATTGCTGTCCATCCCCTTGCCTTCACGGGCGCGAGCGTCCTTGTTGGCTGCAATGATGGTTGCGTCGAGGCCGATATCACGGAACGCATTCGAGCCGACGAACAGCACGTAGTACTGATAGCCGTCTGACGTTTTGAATGGACGGATGGACGGCACCGCATTCTTTGCCAGCCGCTTGAGCTGCGTGACGATAGGTGCGGACAGCTTGTCGTTCGCTGCCGTGATGTTGCCCAGTGCTGTCGCATGCGTGGCGTTGTAGTTGCTGACCGACTTGCCGTAGAGGACCCGATCGGAGTTGTCAGCGTTCCACGTATTCTTCTGCGCAGCCGTCGCGTTTGCGTAAAGAACGCCATTGACGGTTTGCCCATCATCGGAACCGAGCCCGGAAGGAGCGGCTTCAGATGGGAGCGCCATGAATGCGTCGATGAGATCGTCGCGTTGACGTTCGGTGCCCCAATCGGAGAGCAGCGGCTTGGCTTCGCCGAAGAGATCAGCCGAATCCTTCTGCTGGTCGCTCTTCTTCACGGTGACGGCATTGCGGGCCCAGTCGATCCACAGACGCATGCCGTAGTTATCGATCTTGTCTTCGTTGCCGACGAGCGTTCCAGATCCCTTGCCCTTGCCGCGAAGCTTGGTGACGATCGGAATATTCATCTGCTCGCCGCCGTTTTTCAATTCCTGGCGGATGCGGATGATAGAGGTGAGTGCTGTCCCCATGTAGGGAGAGAACATGTTTTCGCGAACGAATTCGCGATTGATTTCCTTCGTATAGACAACAAGCTTGTTGTTGTCCTGAACCGTAGTGACGGCCATTTTTGGCTTAACCTTTCGAGACGGGCGGCAACCTGTTTGAGGCTTTACCGCGTTGCGTGGCTGAACAAGGCCCCGTCGCTCATGTCTGTGTCAGCCGGCTGATTTCCGCCGGCGGGCAATCGGTTGAGTGATGGGGGGATCTGCGTTACCGGCTGTGAACGAGCGGCAGGATTTGCAGCGACACCAGTACGAGCCCGTTCAATGGCCTGGGCCAAGAAAGCGGGGTCGCTCAGGCGTTTTTCGATTTCAGCGCCGAGCCATGCATCAGGGTCATCGCCGACCTTGGCGAATGCCTGCTGCTGTTTGTGCCACTTCACCAGGTGGTCGAAGGGGTTGCCACCCGACGTAAGGCGTCGGTGCAGCTCATGCCCTTCCGGCTTGCCGAATAGAGCCTCGGCTGCCTTCTTTGCCGCCTCTAGCGCTTCCATGCCGTGGGTCTGGGCAGCCTGCCCTTCCCATATCATTTCGCGCATCTCCTGCACCTGCTGCTGGACTGGCGTAAGCTGGCTTTTCAGGTATTCATCCGGGTTTTCGAAGATCGAGACCGGTTGCTGTTCCTGCTGTGGCTGCTGGGCAGGCTGGCGCTGCTGCGTGAGCAACGAGATCTGGCCCTGCATGACGGCGAGCTGCTTTTCGAGGTCATCGGCACGCTGTTGGGCGGCCTGCCTCTTCTGGCGCTCGTCCTGCACCGCGCCGACAGGGACATTGCCACCCGATGGGGCGGCCTGCTCTGCGGCTGGCTGCGCTTCTGCTGCCGGAGCTTCGATCGTCACAGGCTGTTCAACCTGCTGGCTTGCGAAGCGTCCGCTATCATCGCGCGGCTGTGGTGCTGGCTCTTGCTGAATAGGTGCTGCTTCCGGTGCGAGGTCTGCACCAGACATGATTTCTTCTAGCTCATTCACTGAGATGTCTCCTGATCGTGGGAGGTTTCACGGATCGCCCTTGAGCCTGGCGGCGGCTTTCGCCCGTCAATAGTCGGCGGCACTCTGCTGGTTGCGGACCAGCGGCCGGAATCGCCCTTTAAGGATGGCGGCTCCTATCTTGCGATGCCTGCTTCATCTGGTCCTGATGGACGAACATGCGCTCGTCGCGGGATGCTGAGGCTTCGCTGATCTGATGGGCGGCTTCGACAGGCATGAGGGTCGTTTCCAACCTGATCTTGTCCGTCTCGGCTGCGGTCTTCTGTGTGCCTGCATCCTTGTTCCGGATTTCGGCAAGGGCCTTGGCAACATCGATATCGGTAGGGCCCGCGTCCTGCTGTGGCGCCCCTTGCGGTTGGCCGGCAGCACGGGCGTCGGCGATGGCCTTGATGGCCTGCGCTTCTTTCAGCCTGGCCGACGCGTTCAGTTCAGCAATCTCTGCCTGCTGCCCAGCTTGCGCGACAGGGTCAGGCTGCGATGCTTGCGCCTTCGCCTTCTCCAGTATTTCGAGAGAGCGTTTCTTGACATCGAAGTCGAGCGACGAAAGCTCGATCAACAGCTCTGGCGGAACCTGAACGCCCTTCTGCGCCAGGATGGACAGCGTGTCATAGGCGTCCTGCTGCATGTTGATCGTGTCCGGGCCTTCGTCGATGATGATATCGACATCAAGCGAGCCAAGCGCATTGATCAGAGCCGGCAGTCCTGTGTTCGGGTCAATACCCATCTGGTTGACCGCGAAGAACTGGGAAATCTTCTGGTCATCAGTGACGCGGATCCAGCGCTCAGACTGCCAATACTGTTCGATCGCGTTCCAGATCGCTCGATAGACACGGATCTTCCAATTGCGATTGTGGAGCAAGAACGGGCCGAGCTCGGTAACACGCGCATTCTGAAGACGGCGCAGAGCAACGCCTGACAGGTTGTCGACATTGTCGCCGCTGCCCGTGAGGCTGATCCGCTTGGCGCTAAGCTTCTTGTCGAACCACTCCAGCATTGAGGAAAGGGCCGTGATCTCTTGCCCCTTTGCATTGTCGTCGAACTGCGGAGGCTCGGTGCCCGTTGGATAGGTGATCACGCCATCTGGGCGTGATGCCTCCATCCTGATTGCGTTGATGTCCGCGCCTGTGCCTGCTGGGATGATGACGCGGCGAGAATTGATGGTGTGCTGCGTCTTGCTCTGAGCGTTGTTAAAGCCCTGCTGCAGCGGCTTGATGTTACGAATGAAACCGTACCGGTCGCCGTCCTGATCGATCGACGAAGAATACATGATGTACTTGCACAGGCCCTTGCCGCGTTCATCGGTGAGGAACGACTTGCCTTCAGCCAGCACGGTGGAGCCCGTGTAAATGCAATAGTACCAGTGACCGCCCTTCAGATACCAATGATCGACGATGCGGATACGGCTGCTGGTTTCGCCATCAGAGAACCACTTGGCATCACTGTCAGGATTGCTGGTGAGTTCCGAGCCAGTCTCAAGTGACGCGCGCAGCTCAGCTTCCTTGTCGGGAAACATCTCGACGGCTTCTTCGATATCGGCCCACTTGGCTATGCCCATGAACCGAGCGTCGGAGAAATCCATCTTGAGCGAGCGCGGGTCATAGAAGAACGACGACGGATCAACCTTCGTGAGGCCGACATCCGGGTCCTGGTGATCACCTTCGATGATCGTAATCTCGACGCCACCGATCCCGTCGATCGCACCATTCATCCCGCTCTCAGACGAGATAGCGCCCCAATCCTGCGTGTCGCAGACGTAGCGCAACACGGAAGTCGCCAGTTCTGCCCCTTCGTCCTGCTTTGGGGTGCGAGGATAGGCGCGCGGGTCCTGCTTCTGCTGCTCAAGAGTGCCGATGATCGAGTTGATGATTGGCTCTATCTCATTCACTGGAATGAGCGGCTGGTTACGCTGGCGGGATGTCTTCTGCTGCTTCTCGGTGAACTGAGAGCCGTGATAGAACCGGCGGGCATCCTTCTGCTCGCTGATTTCGTCGCTCTTGGTGCCGAGGTAGCTCAGAAACTGCTTCTTGAGCATGCCGTGCGACAGATAGGCGGGCGTGACATCATCGGCAGCCGGGGCCGCGGTCGGGGCGCTCCCCTGCGAATAACCTGTTTGGTTTGCTGCCAACATTAGTAGACCATCCCATCGCCCGATGTTTCGTCAGTGCGCGCTCTGTAGTCGTTCATCTTCGAAGACTTCTTCACCTCACGAACCGGCACATATGGCCGCGACATGCAGCCGTAGCGCGCTTCGTCGGCCACATGGTCCTCTGCCTCTGTATCGAGGTCTTCCGGCCTGTCAGCGTCGTGCTGCAGGATCGGGATGGTTCGAATGAAGTCCGTGCAGGTAGAGAACACGAACATGCCTGGCCGTTCGCCGTCGCCCTTCATTCTGGCCCGCATCTGATCCCAACCGCCGAGAGCGCCCATTTGGGACACTCGCTTGTTGTCAGCGCGGCGGAACAGAACCTTGTAATCGGTGGCCGCGCTCAGCCGCTCATGGATCGACGGGCCACCGTCTTCGGCGAATGCTGCGGGGTCGAGCACACCGTATGTGATCGTGTCGCCCTTCTCACGCTCCAGAATGCCGCGGCCAACCTCTTCGGCCGTCAGCTTCAAGCCTGTGTTCGGCTCTCCTGGCTTGCAGCCGTACCATTCGCGGTATCGGACCAGAGCGCCGCGAGGAATCTTGCCCGTCTCGGTCTGGTAGTCGTCTTGAGCGATGGCCCACCAACCAACAGAGAAAGGACGAGCCGATCCCCAGTCCATCGACCGGAAGCGAATCCAGTCCGAAGGGACGGTGAAGGGCCGCACGATGTGCTTGCCCGTTTCCCAGCAATCGAAGAACGCACCTTCAACTGCATTCCAATCGCCATTGAGCCACGCTTTAACCAGCGCTTCAGAGCCGACGAGATACAGGTTGTTGATGTATTCCGGGTCGTTGTTCATCAGGAGCT